CTATCGGCAAGCATCCACCGCTGCCTCCAGCAAGCGCTCGTACCCGATCCGCTGCCGGCGCTCTGCAAGCAGCGCCCTCACCTTCGCCTCTGGCGTGTCGCTCTTCTTTAGGCTGGCCGTAGCCCATGCTGGCACCGCCACCTCCGGCGCCCGGCACGGCACCTGCACCGGCACCTCCACGCGGACGTATTGGACCTGCGGCTCGGTCTTCCCTGCGCAGCCGGCAAGACCCAGGGTCAGCACCAGACAGCCCCCACAGGCGAAGCCAAGGATTACGCGGCTTGCGGCATGGGAAAGGTCAATCCTGCTCCCACAGAAGCGCAGGTTCAGTCCCAGGCTCATAGCCCCAACTCCTTGTCGACCGATTCAATAGCGCAAGCATCTGCGGGGTGGCGCTCCTGCTGCAAACGGTTCGCCGCGGCATAGTCAGCCTTGGCGCTGGCCTGGGCATCCTGCACCGCCTGCTTCGCCATGGCCTGTCGCTCACTCGCGGCCAGGGTCAGGTCGCCTAGGGCCTTGCCCTGCTCCGCTGCCAGGCCAGATAGGTTCTCGCGCGCGGCGGCGCACACGGATGCCTGGTCCTGCACCTGATCAAGAACCGGCCGGAAGTGGCTGGTGGTGGCCCATGCACCGGCGGCCATGCCGATCAGGATCAGAAGTCCGGCACCGGCTGCGCGCGATGCCCAGCCGCTCACACCAGCGCCCCGCCGAGCTTCGCCCACTGCGCCAGCAACTTATCCAGGCGGTGCGGGTTCTGCCCGTAGGTGTTGCCCGGGAAGCTGGCCCAGATGTTCGAGCACTTGGCGATCGCGTCGGCAATGCGGCCAGCCTTGATGTCCTCCAGCGCCCGACGCTCGCGAATCTGCTGCAGCGCAATGCGGTCCTGGTTCTCCGGCGTGAAACCACCCTGCAAGCGCAGGCTCACTCGGTAGGCGTCCCAGTAGCGCGCCAGCAGCTGGTACCGGCCCGCCGCGGTGCTGGTCACCGGTTTGCCGTTGATGGGGAAAGTCAGTTTCTGGCGGGGATGATCCTGGTAACCGGTGAACAGGCCGCGCCCGTACAGGACGTTGTAGCCGTCATCGCTACCCTTGACGGTCGCGGTGCCTTCCGAGAAGGCGATCAGGTCCAGGAACCGGAGCACGTTTGCGCCGCCGGCCTGGGCCTCAGTCAGTCGAGCCATGGTTTTCTCCAGGCAAAAAAATACCGCCATCAGGCGGTTGTCTTCGTTGGCAGGCTGTCGTTCAGTTGATCAGGCCGGCGGCGCAGGCCAGGTGATTTCGTTGGGGTAGCCGGGCTGGTCCTGAATGCGATTCAGGGCGACGCGGTATTTCTTCCAAAGCACCAGCAATGCCTCCTCTTGCGAAGTAGCCTCCCCCAGATCAACCGCATCTTGCAGAGGCGCGATTCTCAACGTTGCCTCACGAAGCCGGCTGTCACGTTCGACAAGGGCGTCTGCCGCTTTGTCGTTGAGCTGTGCGACTTCATCCAGAACCCAGTCACCGCCACCCCACACATAAAATTCACCAGGCCATGGCTTTAGCGTGAGGCCTGCTGGCAAATCACCTAGCAGCCCCCACGCCTCTGCCGCACCTGTATCCGTGCGATACACAGTGCCACGGTGGTCAACCAGTTGCTGCGCTTGATCATCGATCAACGCCCATGCATGTCCCTCCGATGGCTCCGAAAGCAGTTCGGCCAACTCAACGGCATTGCTTGGCAGCTGAGTGCCAAGACCAGGGATGACAGGAAGCTCTACCGGGCCAGTAAGAGCGCCTGCGTTGTCAATCAGGTAAATGTACATGGGCACCTCAAATCAGCTTTAGTCTGGCGGGGTAGGCTATGTTGCGAGGACGAACAACGCCACCAGCGACGTTGATCGCCGCGATGCTGGTGTTATCTATTGAGACCACTTGCGAGCTACCGTAATCTGCAGTGTTAACTGGGTCCAGACCATGCTTGGCAAGAATCCCAGTGTTATCCCCGGTATGGGTCAGACCGGTGACGCTGTAGCTGCTTCTGTCTGGGTCAAATGTCTGCAGGCTGCCCTTCTGGTACGATCCGGCGACCCGCCCAGCATCAACGCCACGGCTTTCATCCAAGGCCCTAAGGAACTCACCTCGCGCCTCCGGTGTGCGGAACGTCGTGCTTCCGTCACCACTAGTCCAGCAGCCTTCAAACCCGACCCGCCCGGCCTCAGTAACCAGCATGCCGGATGCCTGCGCGTGATCCCAAAGCCAGGGCCATTCGGCTCGATTCAGTAGCGATCCGTTATGAGCCCCCCAACCGCCAGGGCTGAACGTCGTGGTGGTGGAAAACACCGGGCGACCGAGCGACGTGCCGTCGTAACGGGCAATCGGCCACCATCCACCGGCTCCATCGCTGCGTAGGTGCCAGAAATCACCGGCCCCCATCAGCACCGTGAAAGCATATCCCGCCGCATTAAGGTGGGTATGGAACTTGATTTTGTCGGTACCCGAAGCTTGCACCACCAGGCGGTTGCCGCTGTTGTCGGTGCGCCGAACAACTACATCACGGACACCCAATGCCACATTGGACTGGGGCAGCGTGATCGTTATTGCTCCAGCCGATGCGCTGGCAAGTACAACACCCAATTCCGTGGCGAGCAGCGCACGAGACTCACTCACGCTGACAAAGGGCTTTTCAGGCGCAGCCTTGTTTACGATGGCCTTGATAGCGTTGAACAGCTGGCTGTTATTCTCTTCGTCGGGGGTCAGCCCGCCGCCCGAGATCACCGCGAGAATTTCATCGGTGACAGCATTGCCCCAAGCAGAGGGAATCAACGAACCTGGAGTGCCGGCACCAGGGTTCTCATCAACAAACTTACCTCCGACCAACCCGACACTGGGCACACTCTTCGGATAATCCACGCTGTTCTCCTCACTCGTAATTAATGTGCACAACGGTGTGTGCCGGGGCTGCGCGATGAATTACGCACTCAATAGCGCTGCCAGGGTTGGCCCCGAAACGCTCGCCCCAATAGCTGACCCCGAAGCGCCGTCCGGACTTGTGCCGCCCGCCCGTGTTGAGGGTCCACATGAACTGAGCTGACCAGGTGCCGAAATGAGCTGATCCAAAGCGGGAGCGTCCAAACCTGGGGGCGCGATGTTCGGTCACTGTGGCATCTGGATAGCCCTGCCCAGCGGCAAGGCCGATGAAATAGGCGATGGACTGGCCGCCGACAGCAATCAGGCGCTGCTGCACCGCCAGGCGGCGATCCTCGAACGATGGGTTCGCACCCAGGCACTCATCCGGCAGGCCCATTACCGCCTCCCACTCCGGTACCAGCTCACTCACCCCGCCAGGGTCCATTTCGTTAAGTGCAGCGACAGCGCGTGCTTCCAGGCGGGCGAACTCCTGGGCCACACCGCTCAGGACCAGATCCACCTCGGGCACCAGCTCCGGATCCCAGGCGGGCCCCAAAGGCAGCAACATGCGCAACTGGTCCCTGTACTGAGCGGCGCTCCTTAAGCCAGCCATACGCACCCTCCAAAGGTCAGCAACTCATTCGCCCCGGCCGGGAGGTCAGCGGTAGGCCATACCAGCTCATGATCCCATTCCCCCCTGGAGCCGCTGATAGCCTCTCGAATGTGGCTGATCAGCAACCCTTCACCGAGGCCGGCCTCCCGATCATGCAGATCTGCCAGTTGCGCCTCCACAGCAGCCCGTACTGCCGATGTGTCTGGATCCAGACGGATCTGGTAGACCGTTGGCACGGGGACCGGCGCCAGCACATAGAGCTCTGCCGTCACGGGTCGCAGAGGCTCGATGTAAGCTTTGACTTCTTCAAGCTGATCCGGGGTCGGTACCGGGTCTTCGTCCTCGTCGCGCATGAAGAACACGCCCACAGTGCCAGGCCCCAAGTAGTTGCGCCGACACCACGCGCGGGTAACGCCGGCACACTCCAGCGCCCAAGTCACGTAATCGTCAGCGGAACCACCGTGAGGGATCACCCGGTAGGAACGAATCACGCGCGCACGCAGCGACTCGACGCTCTCCTGGGCGGTACCACCAACCAGGCCTGGAGCTTCGACGATAAAGGTACCGGCGATGCCCTCCACCGGCTGAACCAGGGTCAGCTCCAGGCCGACTTCCGCGTTGCCCAATGTTCCTGCGTCGACCGCCTCTACCGTGGTGGAGTTGGTACCGGCCTCGGCCGTCTTTGCGGCGGTAACCCTGTACGATCGTCCATCGGCGGCCTGGAGCACGGTGTCCTCATCCAGAACAGCACCCTCAGCCGCCTGGAAACTTACCGGACCGCTTGCGGGCTGCGCAGCTTTACGCGGCTGTCGCAGGCGCAACGACGCTATGCGCTCGAGCGTCTCCTCGTCGGCGGTATCCGGCAAGATCTGCTCAACAATCCAGTCCAGATAACCGTAGAGGCCGAAGGCGGTGCCGGCCTGCGCTCGCGCCAGCACCTGGGCGTCGGAGTGCCTCAGTGCATTGATGCCGAGGTCAGCCTGGGCCCGACTCAGCAGCACCGGCAGTGTGGGGATTTCAAACGGCATAGTTCACCTGCCACAGTTGGTCGGGTTCAATTACAAGAGGTGAGCCGTCAGGCAGGGTCAGCACCACCCGAAGATTCAGGCGGCTGCTATCTGCGCGCTCGCTGGTGATGTCCACGGCCAGCACTTGGTCGTCGTCAATCAACCATTGCAGAGCCTCAGACGCGTAATACTCCGCGTCACGCTGGGTGCGCTCGGTCAACTTGACCCGGCGCAGCAGCCACAAGCGAGAGCCGATGCGATCATCTGCCTCCCGCGGGAAGCTGTCCCCCCACCAGCCGTACCGCTCTTCGTCATCGACGGGGTCATCTGGCCCGGCCCGCCGCCAGGTGAACAGACTGATCACCACGGTCCTGACCAGGTTCTTTTCAGCGTCGTTGAGGTTCATGGGGCGCTCGCCACAGGCTTGTTGGATTGAGCATCGCCGCGGGTAATGCCGTCGTGGACGTGGTTGATCTGACTGATCCCCCCGGCCACCTGATCACCGTCGGACTCGATGCGGCCCGTGGTCTTGATCAGGGGCGTCTCGAACTGGACCGAGTCCCCCGCCTTAACTTTCAGCGTCATGGTGTCGAGTTCGACGATGCGCCCCCGCTTGAACACGAAGGTGTCGCCCTCATCGGTATACAGGGCCACCTCGCCCGGCTTCAGTTCCTTCAGGCGGAAGCGGCGATCCGCCACGCACACCACTACGCCGTGGGAGCGGTCACCGCCCAGGAACAGCGCCAGGCCTTCTGCCCCGGGCTTTGGGCAACTGGTGTAGCCGTAGGGTTCGAAGTGCTCCAAGTCGTCCTTGATCTCTCCGGCGGTGAGGCGCATTTGCAGCGTTTGCAGCATCCTACCGGCCGTGGCCAGGGCCACCGTCCCGCGAGCCATCATGCGCGTCAGGGTCGTCATTTCTTCTCCCAGTCTTCCGGTAGCAGGTATTCGAAGTTGTCGCCTTTCTTGCCCTTCTTGAGCTTGCGGCCCTTGAGCGGGTCAGCGGGCTCAGGCTCGTAGCCTTCTGGTGGGCCGACCACCAGGGTGGTGATCATTCCCGAGTCGCTGAGGGAGTACGTCACCTCGGCGATGACCATGTCGCGGTCGAAGCCGATCAGTGGGTCGACTACCCGAACCACCGTGTTATGGCGCCACAGCGCGCCACTCGATTGCCGCCAGCCTTGCACTGTGTAAGTCGTCTGGAGGGCCTTGCCCATGCGGTTGCCGCGCTCCCAGTTGGCTCGGCTCTGGGCAAGCTCGTCGGTCATCTGCCCGGTTTGGTGGATGATGTGCGTGCGGCGGCGAGTGGTTCGGGTGTCCGTGACGATCGCAGAGACCTCCGCCGCCTTCTCCCCGAAGGCCTTGTCGTTGCCGCTGCGCTGCCCCAGAACCTGGTACTCCGAAAACACCCCGGAGAAGTCCAGGCCGGCACTGCCGGTCAGCACGTTCTTGCCGACCTCGATTGCGTCGAAGGCCCGGCCCTGGCTGCCGACGCTGGCCAGGACCACCTGGCCCCGAGCGTCATCCGTGGAAAACACCCGGAACAAGGTGAGCAGGCGATCGATGGATTCGAATGCCGTCTCGCCTGGCTCGATGGTGTGGTCTGACAGTTTTGAGGTCGCCGGGATTTCGCTGCTCACCTGCAGGCCATAGGGCGCCGCCAGGTCGCGAACGATGGTCAGCACGCCCTGGTTCTTCCATTGCCCAGGTTTGTTGACCGCCGCGCAGTCCACCAAGTCAGCGGCCAGTGACCGTCCAGAGACGGACAGACTGATCTGGTTGGCGTCATGGTTGATCGGCGTCGCGAACACCCAGCCTGTCAGCACCAGGTCATTGCCAATACGCACCTCGCACTGGGCGCCCTGGCGGATCGGCCGCACCATTTCCTGGCCAGGCCAGCGCCAAGTGATACCCAAGCGGAAGTCACGCGCCTGCCGCTCAAGCCCCGCCGAAATCTCGACTTCCTTCCAGCCGCCGTACTCCAGGCCGTCCACCGATAGGGTGACGGCGTTTTGCTCGTCCATGGCTTACTCCTTGGCCAGTTTCAGCGGCAGCGGCGGGACGAACCCGGGGTGCCGGATGCGGTTGCGCTGCACCACCTCACCCTGTCGGGTCGCATCACCAAAGCGTCGGTAGGCCAGCACCAGGGCGGGCAGGGTTTGCTCGGGGGTGATATCCACCAGCCGCACGCCGGATTCGGCCACGGCGGTCAGATGCGCTACCACGGCGTGCCTGACCTCTGTCAGCGCCTGGTAATGCGAGTGTTCGGCCTTGAGCGAAGCCTCCCAGATCGCGTCGGACAGCTCGTCGCGCAGCTGGATCACATCATCTGCCACCGGTACATCTGGCCGTTCCGTCGGCTGGACAGCCTGCTGATCCAGCGAAGGTACTGAAGCCACCGGCTCAGCCTTCGGCGCGATCGGCAAGTCAGCAACCAGGGTAGTTACCTGGACCAGCAAGGCGTCCTGCACAAGGTTGGTGGCGGCCTTGGCCGCAGCCGTGGTATCCGCACCGCCGGCAGGCGCAACGGTGTTGATCGCTTTCGCCGACTCCACGTGCTGACTGACCAGGCTAAGCGATCCCCGGTAGCTGGATCGTCTGGAGCTGCCCCCTGAAGAACCGCTATCGGAGGAAAACAGACTGAATAGCCCACCACCGAAGCTGGTGAAATTGCCGAAGTAGCTGCTGAACATCGAGCGCAAGCTGTCCGGAGCGTTGACGATTGCCTGCGTAAACCGGCTCACATCACTGATAGCCGTTGTCAGCGGCGCGAAGTGTTGCTGCACCGCTGAGAAGGCCTTGGTCACGCTGTTTCGCAGGCTCATCAAGTTGACCCGGGCGGCGTTGACCTTGTCCATGGCGGCCGAGTACCGGCCAAGCGCCGAGTCAAGCAATCCACCGGAAGCCTTAAGTGCCTTCTGCTTGGTGTTGACCTTGGCGCTCGGAAATTTACGCGGCTGATCCGGGTACATCTCCAGGTCAAAACGCACCATGCCGCCCTCGCGGCGGTCGTGGCTGACCTCGCAGGCACCGGCCTTGACCAGCATGCGCCCCAGCCAGGGGTGCACCAGCTCACCAGCACCTGGCGTTTCCAGTGCCTCCAGCAGCTTGTCCCGCCGCTCGAAGCAGTCAGGGCCGACGATAAAGGCAGTCAGCTTGTGGACCTGGGCCCGCTTGCCCAACTGCTCGAAAAACGGCTCGTCACGCTGGACGAATTCGTGCAGCTGGCCACGCTGCCCTGTCGGCACCGACGTTTGCTCGATGACAAACGAGATGCCTCGGAACGAGGCCGGCAGCAGGCTTTCCCGCCATGTCGTTGTGCTCATGCCGGCGCTGCCCCCATGGTTCGATAGCCCACTCTCGATTTGACCTGAAGGCCGGGCTGGCTGGTTGTCGCCTGCTCCACCCGCGTGCCGGGTGGCGCGCCGTTGATGTTGATGTTCAGCTCGCCATCAACGCGGGCCTTGCTGTTGGCAGCGCCCGCCGTAACGAGGCTGCCCGGTGCCGGCACCTTCAGCAGCTCACCCGTGGCGGGAATGCCCAGCGAGGCCGACATTGCCTGCTGCCGGGAGCCGGCACTGGCGGCCAACATGGCACCGTCGCCGGCGCCCATACCGGCGTTGTTGCGCTGATTCTGTGCATCTGCCGCCCGTTGGATAGTCGCCGTGAGCCCATCACCACCTTCTCCCAGGCCCAGGAATTCCAGGTAAGGACGAACCTTTTCCCAAAGACCCTTGAAGAAGCCGACGATGGGTTCCCAGTTCTTGATGATCATGCCCAGCGGCGTGAATGCAGCGATGGTCTTGAAGATTTCCCAGGCTGGCTCTGCGTAGGCCTTGATCAGCTCCCACATAGCCGAGAAGAACGGGCCCACGGTTTCCCAGTTGGCGATGATCAGTCCTGCCGCGCCCGCAATCGCCACAGCGATGAGGCCAATCGGGTTGGCGGCAAGGGCAACGCTCATCAAGCGGGTGGCCACCGTCGCAGCAACAATGGCCGCACGGATGCCGGTGAATGCAACGGCAGCACCGACCAGGCCGCGCACCAGGTTAGGATTGGCCTGGATCATCGCCCCGACGTAGCTGATCAAGGGCTGAATGGAATCGATGGCCATGTTCAAACCTGGGAGCAGAGCGTCGCCCAAGGCTCGCGCAACGCCTTCGATCGTGTTGCGCAGCAACTGCATGTTGTTGGCGGTTGTGGCTGCTCGTGAGGCGTATTCCTTCTGCATCGACCCGCCGTAGATCTGCGAGTCGCCAACAGCCCTGAAATTCTCCTGCAAGATGTCGAGGCTGGTGAGCAGCTGCGAGATTGGCTTGATGGATTCACGACCGAACAGCTGAGTCATTACCGCGGCTTGTTTGCTCGGATCTACCTTACTGATCGCTTTGAGGACAGTGAGAATCGTCCCCTGTGCATCCTTCTGCATGCCCTTCGCTAATGCTGCAGAGTCAAGCCTCAGCGCCTTGAATGTCTGCTGCTGTTGCTTGGTAGCTGCCGCGCCCGCAGTCAACGTCAGCATAAAGTTCTGCAGGCCAGTACCTGCCACGTCCTGCGCGACGCCGACCTTGTCCAGCGTTGCGGCCATGGCTGCTACCTGACCGGCAGCCAAGCCTGCCACAGAACCCAGTGACCCCACGGATGTAACAATATTCGCCACTGTGCTCGCCTTGGCACCAGTGTTTCCGAGGTAGTTGATCTGGTCAGCCAGCGCCCCTACTTCGGGCTGCGTCATTTTGAACGCTGCGCGCCACTTGGCCATCATTTCACCGCTTTGATCGGCAGTTTGGTCAAAGGCCACACCCATCTTTACTGCGGCCTCAGCAAACCCAAGCAGCTCATTCTTGGCAATTCCAGACTGACCACCCGCCGCAACGATCTTGGCGATGTCGCCAGCGGCCATGGGCAGGATTTCGGACATTCGACCGATATCCTCCCCCATCTGCTTGAATTGCTCTGGCGATTCGAAGTCGACCACCTTCTTGACGTCCGCCATCTGCGACTCGAACTCGATGGCCTTGCCGATGCCGGCTACGAACGGCGCCGCAAATGCACCGCCGGCAATCAAATCCTTGAAGCCAATACTGCCCAAGCCGGTCTTCTCCAGATTTTTCTGGAAAGACGAGATGTTTTTACGAATGCCGCCCAGGACTGGAGAAAGCCGATCGACGCCCGTGATGAGCGCCTTCAACTGAAATTTGTCCGCCATTACGGTGCCTGCTGAAGTTTGCTGATGCGCTGGGCGTGCATCAGCGATTCGACAAAGAGATCCAACGGTTTGGCCAGGATCTGGTCAGGATCGACCTTCCAGAACCAGGCAAGGTCGTAGGCAAGTGCGATCAGGCTTTCGACTTCGGAGATGCCGGCTTCATGAAAAAACTCATGATTATCCAGCCGATCTGGTTCAAATCGTGCAAATCCAGCTGGTTAACCGAAGACGGCGGGATGCCCGCGCATACGGCGATGTATTTCGCCACCACTTCCGTATCGATCACCGCTTCTTCGTTCTTGTCGATACGGTATGGCAGCGACTTGATCGCGCGTGTTTCCTGAATTGTTGGTCGGCGCAGGGTCAGCTCATTTCGGGTTTCATCATGCGCCTCGATTGGAGCGCTCAACTCGTAGGTAACACTCATTGCCATACCCCCTTGCTGCCATCGAACTGCAGCTCGATGGTGCCGTCATCGCCGCTGGATACCGGCTCGTCAACCAGATAGGCGCCCGACAGCACGTACACCTTGCCGTTGTTGAACTCGCCCGTGATGGTCATGTCAGTGCCACTCACCAGTTTGTCCAGCGGGAAATCCGGGGTATGCACCGCCGTCACTTTGAGGTATGCCGCCAGTTGCTCTTCCTTGTAAAAGCCGGGCGTCACCGTCTCTCGTTTGACGTTCATCAGCGGGGCCTCAAGGCCCCCGGTGATGGTCAACTGAGCACCGTCAACCTTGATGTAGCACGTGCCCGCGACTCTTTGACCCATGGTCTTGTCTCCAGAAATGAAAAAGCCCGCTTCGGCGGGCTTGTGGTGATGCAGGCCGGGTTAGGCCGCGGCGTCGTATTGCAAACGGAACTGGTTGAGCAGCGCGAAGATGCGCAGGCCGTTGATGTAGTCAGGCGGGAACAGCACGTTGACCCGGCTCGGGTCATTGCTGTCTCGCTCAACGACCAGGTACTTGGCGAACAGGTCGGCGTTCTCGACGTGGCCATCGCTCTCCAGCTTGCCGTACAGCGCGATCAGCTCGCCGCGAATAGTGCTGGGCGTGACGATGGGCTGGCCAGCGCCGAAACGGGTGCCATCGGCGGCCAGCTTGTGGCGTCCGTACTTGCTGGTGATGACATTCTTCAGGCTACGGATGATGTACGCCGACTGGTGCATCGTCTCGCTGTCAAGATACGAATTGTCCGGCTGACCATAGGCGTTCTTCTGGTAGGTGGTGATCGAGCGCTGGATGCGCATCGAGCCGCCTTCGAAGTAGGCCGTGGCGATGCCGTAACTCAGCAGGGACTGGCGTTCGGTCAGCGTGAACCGATCGCTGGATGGTGCTGCGTCGATGCCCGGCATCGCCCCGCTCTGCGTTGGACGGCTCGCATCGGCCGAGATGAACGAGGCCGTGCGCGCCGCCAGGGATGCAGCCACCAACCAAACCGGCTGTGGCACGCCTTGCTCCAAGCCCTGGACCGTGACGTGCTGATCGTTACGCGCCTGGCCGGCGGCCACCAAGGTGCCGACAGTGCCGCGTTTAGCGCTGTAGACATGGCCGAACAACTGCTTGGCCCAGGACCAGCGGCCGGCATTGTCATCCATCGCCAGCTTCCACGCGTCCAGACTGGTGGTGTCGGTCCAAGGCATGCAGATGAACTCGAAGGGCTCATCGCCCAGAGCGGCCAGCGCATCCACCTGGTCTGGGGTTCCAGCACCGGTAGCCATGGCTGTGATGGTCGCCGTCAATCCCGCCGGCGTCGCCTCGCCATTGGTCTTGCCCAGGCGGTTCATCTGCAGCGCGATGTCATTGCCGCTCTCGCCCTTCCACTTGCAGGTCAGCATGATATCGCCATCGGTGGCCTCAGCCTTAACCGGCAGATCGACAGCGGCGTTGACTTGCACCGCCAGGGCGGCGGCAGCCTGGGCCGCCGTGGCGCCGCTCACGATGGTAGCCTGGACGCGGGCGCCACCTACATAAAGACTCAGCAGGCCGGACTCCGTCGAGGTTCCAGCGATGGTCACCTTGCCGGCAGCCGCCACGCCTGTGGTGGCCTTCAGCGGCAGGCACCACACCTCGCCAACCGGATCGGCTTTGCGCCAGATTTCGTACATGCCTGCCAGCATCGAGCCCTGGCCGCCGATGGACTTGGCCAAGGCCACGCTCGGAACCAGGACCAGCTTGCCGATTTCCTCGGCGGTGGCGTCATCGTTGACCTGAGCAACGATGAGTCGGCGCAGAACCGATTGGGCAGTGTTGGCCGCAGAGTTGTCCATTTCCGCGTAAAACAGGGGCACACGGATGTCGCCCGGGATGTTGCTGAATCCGATGGCCATTACTTGGCTACCTCTTTCTTGGTGCCCTTGGGCTCTTTGACGGTGATGTCACCGTCCGCCAGACGACGGCGCCACCAGACGCTGTCGGTGACTTCGCGGCCAGCGGCCGGAAGCAGGTCGCCCGCCTGGGGGTCGGGCACGGCGCGGCCAGCGGCCGGCACCACGGTGATGCGCTGTGTCATGGTTCGGGGTCTCCAGAAAATGTCACTTCGATGCGCCCGTCTGGGCCGGGGCTCTGCAGGTTGGGGTCAGCCGGGTCGATGCAATCCATGTTGATGGTCGCCCCGGTAAACGGCGGCAAGCCGTCGAGCTCATGCTCGTGCCAAGTTTCAGCAGGGTCCGTCGGCCGGTTGCGGCCAAGCTGGAACCCTGCCGAGAAGCTGAAGCGATAGACCACCCGTGCCCGGTTGATTAGCACCAGGCCGCCACCGTCATAGACGACCGGGTCGTACTCAGCATCCGGCTTCCAGCCAACCAGCGCCCGCCACAGCTCTTTGCGGAAGTCATGCAGCAGGTCCGAGGCCTGCTGGCCCCGCTCGTCCTTGGTGTCCATGGCCAAGACGACTTCGAAGCGATCCTCGATGTCCTGCAACACCGCGTTTTGCGCTCGGTTGTCACCCGCCTTGTCGTCTGCCGCAATGACGTAGGCCGATGGGCTCTTCAGCAGCACCGACTGGCTCACTGCCTCCAGGTCAATGCCGCCCGATACCCGATCAGCCAGGCTCGGGCAGTACTCGCGCAGGTGCGCGATGATGGGAGAAATTTTCATTGCTGAGGGTCCGGGCCTGGCGGCCCATGGTTATGGGAGAGCAGCCGCGAATGCAGCCCGGAGAATCGACTGAACCTGGTCCTTTTCGTCCTGCAGAGCATCTTCCATGTAGTTTGCGCGCGGCTCGATGCGCCAAGCGCCGTTGGCACGTTGTGCCACAGCGGCGGCACGCTCGCCCTTTTTGCGGCGCTTGCCCGATTCAAGCCCTCGAACCCGGGCTCCCTGCTTCACGCCGTAGTGCAGGTAAGCTGGGTAGTACTCAGGCATATCAGGCGTCTTGCGCGGAGCGATCTTCACCAGGAACCCAGAGCGGGATACCTTGAAGGTGATGGACTCGACGGTCCGCCCCGTCCTGTTGACCGGGTAGTTGTTCTGCCCGCGGGCCAGGGCAAGGTTGAGTTGCGCGCGGCGCGTAACCACACGGCCCGCCCTGCGCATTCCCTTGCGGATTTCCTTCTTGTCGAAGATTTCCCGCCCGAACTGGTCGAAGCCTTCGATATGCATATAGCCATCGAGCGTTGCCGAGTTAGCCATAGATCCCACCTCCTACCGATGCCTGGCCAAGTTCCTCGACCTCCAGTAGTGTGAAGCGCTTCCCTGCACCCCATGGGGCGCTGCGCTTGACGCGATAGACCACGCCACCAGTTACCACTTCGTGGGAAGTCGTCACTCCTTGAAGGAGGCGCACCCATACGCGATGGGTGATCTTGTCGTCAGTCTGCACGCTGTCGGTGTACACAGCGGTACCCACCGCACGGACTTTTGCCCAGCGGTGACGAGGCTCAGTGAACACCGACTCTAGATCAGCCGCATGCAGCGGATGATCCTCACGCAGGCGAATAGTGATGCGGCGATCGAGCTCGCCAGCAGGCGGATCAAGCTGCGCCATTAGAATCGCTTCCTGTACCAGAGCAGCCTTTCGACCGCGAGCGGCATGGCTGTGGCGACGGTTCCCACTCCGACAGCCTCGCGGTTGGCGTACCAGTGCCCGACCAGCAGAAGGACGGCCTGCTCGACGTCGCGGGTCAGCCCCATCTCGTCTGGCTCAACTGGATCGACCTCCACCAGCTTTCGGTCGCAATGCTGCTCGATGTGGGCCTTAGCCGCCTCGATGTAGCCGCCGATCAAGGCGTCTTCTTCATCGCCATCGACCCGCAGGTGCATCTTCACGTTGGCCAGGTCGATCATTTACTTGGCCTCGGCAGCGGCTTTTTCTGCGGCAGCCTTCTCCGCAGCCGCTTTCTCGGCGGCGGCTTTGTCAGCGGCCTCCTTTTCTGCTGCAGCTTGCTCGGCCGCCGCCTTCTCAGCAGCAGCCTTGTCAGCGGCGGCCTTGTCCTCTTTGGGCGCCGCAGGTTTGGTTTCCTTCGGCTTGGCCGTCCGGGGCTTGCCATTAGCATCGACTTCAACGGCCAAACCCTTGCCGATCAGGGTATAAGCGTACTCGTCGTCCGCGTCATCGAAGGTTTTGCCGGCCTTGATCTTGTTCGAATCAGCCTTGAGCAAAGCGCCATTGCCAACGAAGCCCCACAGAATCTTGATTTTCATGCTGCCTCCAGATGCAAAAGGCCGGCGACTGGCCGGCCTTCGCTATGAGTGGGTTACGCGGCGACTGGGAAGTTGCCCTTGACCAGCGCTTCTTTGCGACGGACGCCGAGGCCCAGACGCTCTTCAGCCAGCAGCGCGATCATGTTCTTGATGAACATGTCGTTGATCAGGCCCATTTTGAACAGATAGCTCATGCGGTCGAAGAGGATTGCAGCGCGGGCGAAGTTGGCGATCAGGAACTCGCCGCCAGAGTCGGCATCACCCTCGTCCATGCTGTCCGAGGTAATGACCGGACGACCCCAGAGGATCGGGGTGACCAGGCCCTGCAGGTTGGCGAACAGGTAGCGGTTTTCCCCATCCTTTTGCAGCTCGATGTTCATCCAATCGAGCTCGCTCATCACGACGCCATCGGCGGACAACTTCGACTGCTTGCGAACCTGATAGATGCCGCGGCGCACGATGTCGATCGAGGTATCGCCTGCTTTGGTCAAGTTGGCGTCGTAAATGGTGGCCTGGGTCATAAGACCGTTCAGGTTTTCGCCAATACCATCGCCTTTGAGGATCTGGTTTTCTTCTTCGAGCTTCAAGTCGTAGCGCAGCAGTTCCTGGATATACCCCTGCATTTGGGGAACGTCTGCCAGCGCTTCTTCGGTCACAGGCATCCAAACCGCGATCTTTTTGACGCGATCGGTTGCCGATTCGAAAGTCACGTCGCTGGTTGGCTTGGAGCCACCCTCTGCTACCATGCCGGCGCCGCGAGTATGCAGCTTCTCACGGAAGTAGGTGTAGTTCTGGCCAGTGACCGGGATAGCGGTGAGTAGGTCGCGGATTCTCAGCTCTTGGCGAATGCCTGGCTGGATGGTGGTGTCATACACCGGCGCGACAACACCGGCACTTGTGACCTTCACTTCCTTCATGGCGGCCAGGTCAGACTTGGTGACCTCGATCTCGGCACGGCTAGCCGAATTCGACGACAGGGCTTTGTAACTGTCATCGCCCTTGATCATGTCGATGAAGCTCTTGCCCTCGCCCGGCTGGCCACGCAGCTTGACGCCTTTCTGCTCCAGATCCACGACCTGGTCGATGACCTTCTGCAGCTCGCCCTTGGTGTCTTCGATCTGCTTCTTCAGCTCGCCGGTGACCTGGTTGCCCTTCTGGACCTCTTCCATGGCCGCGTCGTATTTCTTCTGCAGTTCGCCGAAGCCGCTCTTCAGTTGCAGCTCGATGGAATCCTTGATTTCTTTAACTTCGCTCATGGCGATACTCCAAAATATTGGGTGAACAAGTTGGGAATTTCTTTCAGCTCATCCACGATCGCCGTGGCCTCGCTCCCGCCGTCACGGCGTAGCGCGGTGTAGCCGAGCGAAGCGACTGCCGCCGCTTCCTTCTGCGAGAGGCCCATGCGTTCGCGCAGGGCCTTTTCGAAAAGCCTGATGTCCGACTTGACGCTGAGGACTTGCGCCTTGGGGTTCATGCCGAACGGGACGAAGGAGGCCTCCCACAGCTCAGCCTCCTTGATGACGCGGACCCGGCGCCCGTCACGCTCACCGGGATCCGCCTGAATGGTGTTGAAGCCAATCGACATGCTGTCGAGGATGTCCGACTTCATCAGCTCGTAGGCGTCTCGGGCATAGCTGACGTTGAGGTTAACCTGGCCTTTGAGGTACAGGCCGTGGTCGTCCTGGCGGTAATCGGCGGCGCCAACCAGGCGGGTCAGGTCGTGATACAAGGCCAGCTTCAACTTGCCGCCTCGAGTTGCCTTCACCCGGGTGAAAGCACCGGGCAAGATCACGTCGTCACCGAGGTCAACGTTGTTGAATACCGCGGCGTAGCCCTCAAAATTGCCGGCTTCGTCAACGGACTTGAGTTCGAACGGGCATTCAAGGTTCGCCATTGTTTTGCATCTCCCACCGGGTGACCCGGGCGTAGTCGCCGCCCAGCGGCGGGTAGTTTTCTTTCTCGCGGACCTCGTCGATGGAAAGCCAACCAGAGCCGCCAGAGCCGCCAAGCGCAGCCTGGAAGTAAGCGGCACGCCCGGCGCTGTCCGCGCGCAGCAGGCCCTCGACCACGAATTCCACGAATCGGGTCGTTGAGCGGAATAGCTTGTCGTTGAGTTCGTCTTCGACCGCGTCGATGTAGGGTTTCAGGCCGAAGGTGATAAACCCGGTGAGCTGTTGCTCCAGGTTCGAGCCCATGATCGAGGTCTTGCCGGCGCGGTTGGCCAGCCACAGCGGTACGCCGTAGATGCCCGCCAGGGCTTCCTCCTGGAACTGCTGCGACTCGATGAACTGTGCGTCCTTCTGGCTGATGCCAGCCGGGACGATCTTGGGGTTACCCTGCAGGATCGCCATCTTGCCGATATCGTCAGCGTCGGCCTTGCGCACATCGGGGAACTTCTCCATGACCTGAGTCTGTTGGGCTTTGGTGAGGAACTGCTCGTAGATGACGTAGCCACCCGTAAATCCGCCCTTGCGCATGAAGCGGGCTGACCACTGCTGACCAGACTTGGCCAGGCCCATGGTCTCGGCCTGGTGCTCGATGGGCGAGAGACCGACGATGCCGTCCAGGCTGAACAGCTTGAAGTGCAGCATGTGCTCCGGCGAGACCGGGAACGGATCTCCCTCCTTGGGGGTGACCAGATAAATCAGCTCGTCGTCGGTGTCGATCTTCACGGTCCGACCGTCCAGCGGCACCAGACCAATCGGCTCGTTGTGGATGTTGCGCTCGATCAGGGCGAACGCGTTGCCGCGCAACGCCATGTTCACGACCACGAACTTCAGGAAGTTCAACCGGGTCATGTAGGGGTTCGGCTTACGCAGCAGCTTGAGCATCCGGTCGCTCCCGGTGACCAGCGCCCGCCCGCCCTCCTTGTCCTCGTACAGCTTGAGCGGTAACCCGCTCAGAGACTCGGAAAGGATCTTGACGCAGGACCAGACCATGCTGATCGACAGGGCTGTCTTGACGGTGACCCGCACGCCGGCCTTGGTGCGCTTGCCACCGACCTCAAGATCAACCTCGACATAGTCGCCCGTGGTCGGGTCGGTAAAGCCGAAGAAGCCCCAGGTCATGGGGTTGTACCATTTGAATGCCATGGTCAGCCTATAAGTCCGAAGAACCCGTTATCCAGGTAGTCACCCATTCCGCCCTGGGCTTCCGGGTTGAGAGCCAGGAGCGTCACGGCGTTGAAAAGCGCCATCAGCGGGTCGATTTTTGCCGAGCCGCTGGCCTGCTTGGTGATGAGGATTGCGTTTCCGCGAGGCTCTACACGGGCGTTGCCACAGCACCAGGCCATCATGGGCTGGCCGCCATGCCACAGGCCGCCTTCGGCAAGCTTGCGTTCGGCGGTCTTGATCGCGCCGCCTAGTGTGTAGCCCTGCTTCACGCCGCCGATCTTCTCGCGAGGAATGCCGCGGGCCTCCAAGGCATCAAGGATTGCGCCGATGCCGACCGGGTCGAGGCCCACCTGATCAAGCAGGCCGGCCTCCTCCACCAGGGCAACCAGCTCAGAGATCTGGTCGACGTCATCACCGATTCGCTCTACCAGGGTCAGGTGACCGTCGTTGGCAAAGTCGCGGATGCGCGGCGCCTCGGCCTTGCGGCGCTCCAACACGGACGGGTGCGCCCAGGCATGTGTCCAGGTCAGCCAACGCCGGGTGTCCCGCTCGCGCCCGACAGCGGCGAAACCAAGCAAGTCATCCAGACCGCCGCCGTCGATACCAATGTCGATCACCTCGCAGCGCTCGAGTAAGTCATTCAGGGTTCGGCAGTCGTCAGAGGCCTGCCGCTCCCAGTAGTCGGCACCGGCCCAGCGGTCCGACAGCAGGGCTAGTCCGATCTCGACGTTAAGGTGCTTGGCCAGGAACCCACGGAAAGACTCTTCCCCATCCATCTGAGCCTGGGCATAGCCGCGCTCGATGAACGGCTCATCCACCGACAGCCCCAGGTTAGGGTTGGTTATGTAGGCGTTGGAGAAGTCCCGGTGGGCACCGGCATCGAGCATCGCCTTCGGAAACTCGTACAGCACCGGCAGGAACGACTTGTCGATGATCTCGCCGTCCCGCACCTTACGGGCGTACATCAGCTTCTGCCGGAAGACACCGGCCGGGGGCGCATCGGACTGGGTGGTTGCCCAGATGATGAAGCCCTCGGGGCGAGAGGCCAGGCCGCCAGTGGCTTCCCGTAACATCGCCTCGGCGTTGGCACGCTTGCCGAACACCCATAGCTCGTCAACGAAAACGCCAATCGCCTTCTTGCCGGACACTGTCTCGCTGTCGGCAGCCACCACCTTGAGCGTGGCATTGGTCTGCCGGTGGGTGACCGTGCGCAAATGGTCCTGAACCTTGAGCAGTGCGTCCAGCTCCTCATCCGCCCGGACCATGTCGCGGATCGGAATGTAGGAGTTGTCGGCGATCTCCTTCGTCGGCGCCAGGATGATGAACTCGCCAGATGGTCGCCAGTTGAGGATCAGAGCGGTGAGCATGATGCCCGCCGCAATGGTCGACTTACCGTTCTTCTTGCTGATCAGCAGCATGAATTCGCTGACCAGACGCCGACCCTCGTCCGGGTCATACGCGCCGAAGATGGCGGCGACGAACTGATTCACCCAGTCGCGGACGGTCTCGCACATCAGCGGACTGCCAGTGGCGTCAACCATTCGCAGGGCGCCGAACACATCGAGCGCTTCCTCGGCTTCAGCCGGGAAGAGCGGCTTGAACGGGATCAAGCTTTGGCGCGCAACGATGCGCTGCTCCCAATCGGGGCATGCAGTTGTCCACTCCATTATTTCACCGAGCGCAGTGGGCCGCGGCGGGCGCCGAATTTGCCAGTGGCGGCTTGTTCAGCTTTGGCCTGAGCCTGGTCTTTCTTGCCGCTTTCCCCTTTGCGGGGATGAATGAAGGGCATCAGAGCCTTGGCTGCATCGACCCGTAGCTTCGGTTCCGACCCAAGGTCGTTCATCACCGACAGCAAGAAGTCTTTCGGGTCGCGATGCAGTAGTGCCTGCATCAGGTCGAAGCCGGCAGGCTCCGGGGCGGCGTGATCGTCCTTTGCGGCAGCCGGTTCGGTCTCCGACTCGGCCTGCGTCGATGGCTCCGACGCATCCTTGGTTTTAACATGCGCTTTAACATCTGGCGGCATCAGACCCAGGGCACGCAGCTTGGCCAACTCGGCGGCTACGTCCTTGTCCTTCACCAGCCGAGAGCCCGCCGCAGACGCTGTCTTCTCCGAATAGCCGGCCGCCACAGCCGCATCCCGATTGGACGCACCTTCCCTCAGCGCGGCGATGAATGCGCGCTTGCGGGATGTTAAAGCCATTTAACAAAAATCCTGTGGGGGAAAAAAATCTGTACGTGCGAGGGCGAGTGGTCTAGAAGAGGACGATGTATGAGGTTTTTACCCCCCCCCTCCCCTTGCAGCACACCAATGGCGTGCATCAACTCAGGCCGGCGGCCTCCTCGGCCTGCTTGACCGAGTCGTGACAAGGCTTGCACAGCGACTGCCAGTTGGTCTGGTCCCAGAACAGGTCTTTGTCGCCTCGGTGCGGCGCGATGTGGTCAACGATGAACGCTGCAGTAGTCCGCCCTTGCCGCTCGCAATAGACGCACAGAGGGTTGTCGCGCAGGTACTGCCCCCGCGCCTTCTGCCATCGGTAGTCGTAGCCACGCTGGGAACTGGTCATGCCGCTCCGCCAGCTTCCTGGCGTAACCAACTTGACCCGAGAGCCTGCGTTCTCCTTGATCCGGGAACCGAGCGTCTTCAGCCTGGCCATGATTAGCGCTTCCGCGGGCGATTGAAGGCGCGTCGGCCACACCGAGCCAGGACCTTGTCCTGCGCCTGGTGGATGGCCATGCAGAACTCTTGCTGCTCAAGCGGGTGCTCGATCGGCAGCTTCAGGTATTCGTCCCAGGCGTCAGCCAGCAGCAGAGCTACCTTGGCCTCTTGGTCAGTCAGCTCGGTCTTCATTGGGCCTCCTTACGCATACCAATCTCGCGTGCGATATCAGAAGCCCGCTCGCGCACTTCGATCACCTGGCCGTCGAACGTATGGACGACGGCGCAGATGCCGTGCCACTGCGAGCTGGTGCCGGCCTCTTGCACGCGGGCAATGGCAGCCGGGGCCAAGTAGTGCTGGCGGCGGTTGATGTCAGTCAGCGTGATCATCGGGTCATCCTTGCGCTTTGCGAGATAAGAACAGGTCGGAGTAGCCGCGAAGCTTCTCCACGCCCATGAAGCCGACAGCACCACCGGCGAAGGTGGCCATGCCCTGCGGCAAGCCCATCCATTCCAGCAACGGCACAAGGGCCAGGGTGATGAGCCCGCAGAGCGCACCTTCCAGCAGCATCTGTCGGCGGTTGCCTCCGCCATACATAACGCGAAACACCGCGATGGCAACTGACAACCCAGCAGCTCCTAGCTGGGGCTGGTGGGCAATCACCCAGGCAATGAGGGCGGCCCAAAGGCCGGGGTCTTTCTCGGGCATATGGGCCATCTCGATTCCTCCCGTTGCGGGGAGCGCAAATGAAAAAGCCCCGGCGAAAGCCAGGGCTGTATGGATAGGTTCAATTGTGCGAAAGGCTTCCGCCCTTGGCGCGGCGCTTATAGCGCAGGAGTTTGTTGAGATGCTTCACCCGCAGCGGTCTAACCTTCGCATCTTCATGTGGCTCCATCCGGATCAAGAGATAGTGGGTCTCATCGATCAGATTCGCAAGGTACACATGGCGGCGGTAGTAGTCTCGGATGGCGTTCATTTCGAGAACTCCAGAAACGAAAAAGCCCAGCGCAAAGGCTGGGCTCGCTAGGTCGAATTAAAGCCGACCAGGGTCTGCAGTGGCATTAATCGCAACTTTAGCTACCGGGTCGAACTTGCAAGCGTATTTATGCTTTAAGAAGTTTCCGAACCCATTTTGGAACTTGACCTGATCACCGATATAGATGATCTCCCCGCGGGCCTTATCGCCCCAGGATAGTCTCGCAAAAATTGGAGCAGTTATTCCATCTGTCCATTCGAAGTCGTACTTTGCAAGACTTTCAATTGCTCGCTTGCAGGTAACAATGGCATCAAGCTCATTTTTCTGAGCCCAACATTGCAAGTCATTTCGGCAATCGCTTTCCTTCTTGGCCTCGGCCGCCTTTGCCAGTTCCGCCTTCTGTTTTTCCGCCGCCTCTGCTTCTGCCTTGTGCTTGGCATAGGCTTCAGCATCAAGGCCCAACTTAGTAGCCGCCTTATAGTCCGCGACACTCGCAAAACCTTGCTCAGAAGCAAGATCCTTGTCGCCCTTAGCCATCATAGAGGATCCGGCGAACATCACCGCAAGTGCCGCAACTACAAATGCTCCTGAGTGGATTTCGCGGCCAGATGCCTTTTTTGTGAGGCTCCAGGTCAACGGACAGAAAAGAACTGCCGAAAGCAGAGCGAGAATGGCAGCAAGGGCATTCGTTGCGAACCACCCTGCGCACGACATTAGTCCAGCGAATGCCATAAACCAGCAAATGGCCTTTCCGATTTTCTTCCCCATGAGTCACTCCTTTGCTAGAAGGCCATGGTAGATCAAAGCGCCATCACATGTGAATTGCAGACAACAAAAACCCCGACGCGTTGGCCGGGGTTCGTCTGTGTCGCGTGACGTTGCAAGCTGGACACGCTGCTATGAAAACAGGTGTTTATCCGCCCGGAAAGAACTTTTTACGCAGCTTCACGTAAATGCTCCAGGGCCGAATCAACCCAAGCGACGCCCTGCTTGATGACCTCGAAAGCTTTGCGCTCCGCCATCTTGTTGGCCTCACCAATCCGCAGTGATGTCCACTTGGCGCCGTAGTACAGCCAGACGAAGTCACCCATCTGCTGGTTGCGCTTCGTCAGCCTGGCCACGACTGAGTCAATCATCAGAGCGGTGTCATCAGTCAGCGAGTATTCAACGCCACCTCCAGTTGCCGCCGCACTGACGGATGGGGAGACGTACCTGGGCACGCCCATTCCATCCATCCGCCAGCTCCCCCACTGCTCAAGCAGCCACTCGGTATCGCCCAGTGGCTTGTTCGCGTAAGTCCGTTTCTTCATGCAGCCCTCCGGGGCGTAGGGTCGGTGTCCAGGCCGAACAGCTGGCGCAGCAGCTTGTCAGCGTGTTTGTTCTTGGCGTTGCCTTCGGTGATCCATCCCTTGGCAAATTGCTCGAAGCCCATGTTGACCCGTGAGGCGTGCCAGTCAGCGACGATATCCATCAGGGCTGCCGAACCAATCCGGCCATTGGACTGCTCCAGCAGCATGCGGTTGCCCACCTTGAGGAACTTGCACTCCACGGCGGTCAGGCTCTTGCGCGGCAGTGCCGCAGTTACGGTGCTCATTGTGCGCCACTCCATACGTGCAGGATTTCACCGGAGCGCTGGTCTGTCCGCGCCTCGATCGATACGGCCCTGGACCAGGACCGGTAAGCCTCAGCAGGCGAACCGCCAGCGCCAGCCCATGGGTGCCCTTCGCCAACGCACCACCAGGTTCCATTGCGGCAGTTGATCTTCACCTTGGGCAGGCGACCGGTGAAACCGATCCTGTGAGACTCCAGCCAGGCCTCCACGGCCGGCCAGATAACGGCTTGCTCTGACTCGGTGAACTCCGAATTGCAGCCATTGGCCCGCTCAGCCAGCCCGTGGGCTCGGTTCGCCACCCAGAGCACAAACCCGCTCGGCTTGTGCTCCAGCTCGTAACCCTTGTGACGCCAGCCCCAGTCGCCCGGATAGTCACGCAGCGAGGTGGCGATGCGCTCGGCTTCCGGGTAGCGCTTGGATGGCGCTGGTGGTGCCGGATTGGGCGCCGGTGGAACCTGGCTGCCGCTCAAAGACGCCGACTGGAATTCGGAGATTGTCTCCGGAGGATTCGTCAAACGTCTCAACAGCTCGAATGGATTCATCGAATCACCCCCAACTCTTCGTCCGCCACCCGCACACATTCGTCGAACACCTCCTTCGGCACCCGGGAGTTCAGCTGACGCAGGATGGCCTTGTCGCGGGCCTGCCACGCTGGGCAGTTGCGGCGAGCCTCGACCCGCAAGGCCTTCATGTGCTGAATCAGCCGTTGGCGGTCACGGTTGATGTGCTTGAGCGCCGCCTTGGCCCGGTGGTACCAAACTGGGTCGGCATAGCGCTTCTCAGACTTGGCCAGCCCCTCGGCAACGCCGATCTGGCATTCCAGGCGGATGGCATCGCGGCACAGTACCTCCTCCAACACCTCGCACTCGGCAAGGGTGGCGGGCAGCTCGATAGGGCCGCGCTGGCCGTTCGTGGCCGACTGGGCGGTGGACTGCTCGGCGCCAGCACGCTTGGTCACGGTCACCGACACGACCGGGGTTGCAGGTTTGCCAGCGCCAGCGCGCGGCCACAGATCAGAAAGTTTCACGGTGCATGCTCCCCTTGCGGTGCTTGGAGAAGTTCAGGACGCGGCCCATCTCAACATCGTCGTCGGAGGGCAGCCGGCCGGAGAAGTTGACGAAGCGGGCGTACTGGCCCTGGCGCTGAACGAGGCAGGAGCCTTGGGGCGCCTGGCGACCCTTGTCGAGGATCAGTTCGGTGACGCCCTGCTCGCCCGCCTCCGACTCCGGGTCGTGGTGAACAAGGATCACCGCATCGGCGTCCTGCTCGATCTGCCCGGAGTCGCGCAGGTCACTGGCCTGGGGCTTCTTGTTTGGTCGGCCTGTTGGGTTTCGGTTGAGCTGCGCCAGCACCAGCACCGGCACGCTCAGCTCCTTGGCCAGGTTCTTCAACGCGATGGATACCTTGGCCACAGCGTCAGCGCGGTTCTGACTCCGCCCTTCAGTGCCCACCAACCCCAGGTAGTCGATCATCAGGATGTCGAGCCCCTGCTCGCGCTGGAGTTTGCGAGCTTCCGAGCGGATGGCACTCATGGTCATGCCAGGGGTGTCGTTCAGGTACAGCTGGGCAGCCTCGATCTTGCTCCCCGCAGCCCCGATCCGCTGCCACTCGTCCTCATCAAGGCTCTTGACCTCATCCATGCGGCGCAGGTCGATACCACCCTGGGAGGCGATGGTGCGGACGGTCAGTTCCTTCTCGTCCATCTCCAGGCTGAAGATCAGCCCCACGCCAGCGCCTCGGATGGCGACGTGGTTGACGATCTGCAGCCCAAGCATGGTCTTGCCGCTGCCTGGGCGCCCGGCGATCACCACCATACTCTTGGGGCGCAGGAAGCCGATCAGCTTGTCCAGATCGGCCAGGCCGGTGGACAGCTTCGGTGGCGCTCGGTCATCCAGCACCTCCTGCATGCCGTCGAAGACCTTGGGCAGCACCTCGGCCATGCGCTTGTAACCCGCCTTGCCTGGGGCTTGAAGGTCACGAAGGTCAGCCATGGCCTGTTGAGCCTGCGCGATGATCTCGTCCGGAACCAGGCCGCTGGCCACCGACGCCTTCGCCGAATCACCGATGCCGATCACCTGACGGATCACCGCCCACTGCTTGACCTGCTTGGCATAGGTCATGACGTTTGCCACCGAGGGAACATCGCGGCTCAGCTCCGCAGCGTAGGCCAGCGTGCTCTTACCGCTCGGCAATACGCGCTGCACATCCCCAACGGTCACGGCGTCCACCGGCACGCCGCGTTCGCGACAGTCCCGGATCACGTCGAACAGGGCGGCATGGTCGTCGTACAGGAAGTCGCCACTGGTCATCTGGCCAACGATGTCGTCAGCCAGGGCATGGTTGCCATCCAGCGAGGCGAGCATGATGGCGCCCAGGACGCCTTGCTCGGCTTCGGGGTAGCCCATTACCAACTCCTTGCTCATGCCTCACCTCGCGCCGAGGCCCAGGTGAACCCAACAGCCTTACCACCGCCCTGCCGCAAGCGATCAAGGGCTCGGTCCCCGATGAAGGCCTTCAGCTCATCTGCTGGCAGGTTGCTGACGAGAATCGTCGGCACCACCAGCTGGTAGCGGCGGTCGATCACCTCATGCAGCAGGGATTGCTCGTACTCACTGCCCCGCTGAGCGCCAACTTCATCAATGACCAGCAGATCGACCTCTGCCAGCTCATTGATCACGTCGCGCTCGTCGTAGGCGGCACCCTTGGTCATGGCGCCTTTGGCAACACGGAAGACCTCGGCGACTGGGACGATCAAGGCTTCGGCGCCGTACCGGCGAATGACGGCCTGAACCATGGCCGAGGCCAGATGAGTTTTCCCTGTCCCAACATTGCCGGTCAGGATCATCGAACGACCATCACGGTAGTGTTCCGTGAACCTGTCGACATACGCCTGGCAGGTCGCCAGGGCTCTCGCCTTTTCCTGCTCGCCGTTGGTGCTGAAGCTCTCCAGCGTGCATTCTCGGAATCGAGGCGTGATACCTGACCCGATGAGCAAGTCGTTGATCCGCTCGGCCGACTTCGAAGCCATGGCCGCCTTGTACTCCTCGGCATCCATGGGCGACCGGTTTATCGCTTCCCACCGGCATTTGGAGCAAGGCATCCTCAAGTAGCTCCCATCGAACTGCTCGATCTCGCGAACCGGGATTTCGCCGTGCTGCCGGCAATGTTCCGTCACGTGCTGCTTCGTGATGACCTGCGGGAGCCGGCGGAAGTTAGAAGTTCGGTCGGCCATCTGGCGCCTCCTGGTACATATCGGGGGTGTGCTGAGGAAGGTTGTTGAAGTTGCTTCCGTGCCCTGCGCCAGTGGCAGGCTGCAACACGTCGTGCCAGCGCTCGCCGTTCAGCCAGGTGGATGCGTGTGGAATGTATTGGCCGCCGTCCTTGGTCCAGTCGCGGGATGCGCAGTGGTTGGCCAGGGCGACGATCATGACGGCCTGCAGGTCTGCGTCGGGGTTGAGCTTGCTCCAGGCCTTGAGGGCATCCTTGCGCCCCTTCTTCTTGGGATACAGCTTCCAGAATTGCTCGAATGCAGCGTCAACTTCTGTGCCTGATGCACGTAAGTCTTTAACCCTCTTTGTATTACTCATAGATGTATTACTCCCCTTCGTGTTTTCCGAAGGGGGTTCGCCGTCTTTTCCGAAGGGGTTCGCGGCGTTTTCCGAAGGGGTATTCGGTTTTTCGAAGGGGTTCGACAGACGAATTCGGCGCTCCACGACCCGCTTGCCTTCCCTGATCTGTTCGATGGTGATCAGGCCACGCTCTGCCAGGCCGCTGATGATTTCGGATACCCGAGAGACCGACAGGCCGAAGAACTCCGCGAAGTGCGCGTTGGTGGCGTAGCAGCCACGAATGTCATCCTCGAGACTGCCGATCTCCACCAGCATCACCTTCTCGTTTGTCGACAGCGAGTGGTCCAGCCACAACGAGGCCGGAATCCAAACGCCCTGGAACTTGCGCTGAGTAATCACAAATCAAGCTCCTCTGTGACGCGGCGCACAAAGGCGTCGTAGCTCTCGCTCATCACCAAGCCCTGGTCTTCCAGAGCTGCCCGGTATGCCTTGGCCGAGCCGTACAGCACCCAGCGCTCGCGCTCGGGAAGACCTTTGAACTGGGCATAGGTCGGCCAGGGGCCGCTGATGATCGTGGCACCAGCGCGCTGCTGGAGCGCCTGGGGGGGGGTAGACGGGTTGGTCATTACAGGGTCTCCGAGCTTGGCGCGTTGCCGACCAGATGCAGGCCGGGCTGTCCGCCGGGGTCAGCAGCGGACAAGCGCTCGGCAAGAGCTGAAAGCGCGCTCATCGCGTCAATCGAGAAGACCCGTGCATGCTCAAGGTCAAATAGCTCGGGGCTGTTGGCCTGGATATGCTCGTGGAACCTCCTGGCGTAGCTGAACCCAGCCCGGACGAGCGCCGCATTGTCCAGCTTCTTGAAGGCTTCTGGCGCATGAGGTTTCAACGCTGCCCAGGCCTTGATCGGTATCGCTGGCGAAACTACCTCTCCCGAACCGAGCAGGCTGCGCCGCTGCTGATCAAGGTGATCGGACGCGACCTCTTGGACGCCATGACCGGTTCGGCGGCGGAACATCACCGCGAGCGCCATGCACGCCTCAATGAGACCAACGTGGACCTCACCATGAGCGTCCAGCTGGGCGCCCTCCTCGATCGCCTCAGCCGCATCCGCGATGATCTCAAAACACATCAACTGCAAGGCTGCATCTTCGAACTTGGCGAAGTGCTCCTCGTTGATGACTTCCACAGGCCCGCCTGGGGCAGGGAACAAATCAGAGACCTTGCTCATTGGGCAGCCTCCAGCGCACGAACAGCGCGCTCCATGCGTGCCTGGGCATTGCGCAATACTCGACGAGCCTTGGCGCGGCGGTCATTGGCTGCGGCAGTGAAAAGGCGAACCCCTTCCCATGCATCGGTGTACGGCAGGAACTCGCCCTCGGGGCGGCCGTGAGCGCGGAAATACACCTCGTACATGGCCTTGATCTCAGCGCGAGCCACCCGGAAGTGATGCTCGGCCTCGACCACATCCATTGCCGCCTGGACGATCCGGTCACGTGCTTGCTGCTTGGTTGATTTGGTCGTCACAGGGGATTCTCCGGAGTAAATTTGTCGTAGAAGAACCGGCCGTCCCAGGTCTTCTTCATGGGCAGCTTTTCGGCCATGTACAGGTCGTGCAGGACCTTCGAACCCTCCTCAAGCAATTGGAGCTCGTAGCGAATGATCGGTGACTCAAGATCCTCGCCATCAATCTTCCTCGGCCGCTCAGTGAGCAGGTCCTTCTCGCGAGCCAAGTAGGTGGTCCGATACTTCGGCTTTTTCTTCGCGCGCCGCTCGGAATTCCAGATCCAACCGAGATCCAGAAGGTGGCCAGTGATCAGCAGGGAGTTCACCCCGTTCAAACGCTTGGCGAACTGCGCTGGCGTCTCGCCAGGCATGAAGAAGTGCTCCAGGCTCTCGATCTTCCTGGCCTGTTGCTTGTTCTCCAGCAACAGCACCCCGTTCTGCTCCTCAAGGTCGGCAGCAAGGCGCAAAGCGTCAGCGCGAGTGCGCGGGACCTCGAAAGCGTTCCGCTGGACAACTTGCTGTTCAAGCTCATGGAGTCGGCGTATGACTTTGTGGCGCAGTGGGATGCTGTAACCAGTGATGAGGGTTTCGGTCAGCTCTCGATTGAGGTGGAAGTTTTCCGTGTAGCCGCGGGCGTCAAGGTCTTCGCGGACATGGCTCAGATCTGAGCCATCTTTCTCGAGAGCTTCGAGCATCTCGCGAATGTCCCGAATGACATTTTTGTGCAGCTTCTCAGTCAGCCCGGCGATCTCTTGGCTGGTCATGGTGACGGCATCGCCGCCTTGGAATGTGATGATGCTCATGCAGTTGCTCCTTCGAGCACCATCCAGCGCTCAAGAATGATTTGCTCACGGAAGCCGCAGCCGGCCACCCAGGTCACCAGGTCCAGGACTTCACGCTTTGCCGCCAGGGAGTTGAAATCTCCTCCCAATTCATCAATCCGGATTGCGGACATGACACAGCGCCAGGCGGGATGAATGCTCAGGCCGGTGAGCGCCATCACCTGACGGTAGATCGCCAGCGAAATGTGCTCGAGGTCGATCAACTGCATCTGGTTAAGACGATGGCGGCGGGTTCGCGGCCCCTCCTCCGGCGCATCGATGATCCCGTTCACTTTCCAGTAGGCGCTAACCAGTGACGGGAGGTCGCCACCGGTGGCAGTAGGATCGGGTACATCGATATGGCGACGAACCATCGCGGCGAGGTCGAGTGAAAGCTTGGCGACAGCGGGTGAGTTCTTCATGCCGCACCTCCCGCGCCACGATTTCGAGAGGTAGGTTTTTGTGGCGCGGAGCGCGGCAGGGTCTGGAGCTTGTAGTCTGCGTTCTCTTGCTCGTCGTGAAGGCGGCCGGCGGTGTCAGCAAGATGCTGAATCAACCAGCCAGTGCTGGTTAGAGACTCGGCACTCAGCTCACCAGTAGTGCCAACCCAAGCCAAAAGCTCGCCCATGGCCGCGATACCAGAGGTCAGCAGGCCAGCAGTCTGAGAAGCTGCATCGCTGATGCGCTTGAGTTGTTCGACCTGCTCGTCGGTGAGGAATGCACCATCCTCCCAGGCCGAAGGGAACTGCTGATCAACACGCAGCAAAAGTTCGCTGAAGCAAGGTGGTGTCTTACTCATGGCCTGGCACCTCCACGCTGGAAGCACTGCCCTTCTCCACCGACCAAACGAGCGTGCTTACCGTCTCGCTCAAAAACTTGAGGGTCGCCATGGTGTCGCAATAAGCAAGCTCGCCGAAGTTGAGCGAGTCGTGCACGTGCTGACAGATTTGCCCCATGCCTGACGCAAGAACTTTGGCGGTATGCAGAGCGTCTTCCGCGTTCACGCCCCCCCCTACCTTGAGCAGATAGAGCCCGCGGTTGTCGATCGGAGTGTCGAGGAAATCGAGTTCGACAGTCTTGGTGGGTTGCGCCACTGATGGCGTGGTGGTATTTTTTGGGTGCGACATAGCGCATCCTCCTATTGCAAGGTGATGTGTAGCGAAGACCTCCTGGCAGAGGTCGGTTAAAGAACCCGCCTGGCAGCGGGTTTTTTGTTGCCCAGGGAAAAGTCAGCCGGACAGCAAAAAGAGGGGCGACGAGGCTGTCATTGGGAGGCCTCTGCAGTACTGGATGAATTCACAGCCACCACAGTGGAGTTACAATGATGGCCGCTGGCCGGTATCTTTTGTTCCAAGGTTGCCGAGCGATCCGCAAGCTCCGGCCATAGGCGATGCCAGTCATCGGGACGAAGCATCTGCCTGGTCACAGATCCGCTGGTTGCGCGCTCAATGCCAACTGCCATTCCTGCAGATGCAGTCTTTTGGCCATAGCCAATCAATCTGAGATAAGCCCTTGTCGTGCCAGTCTCCGACACGCCTTTGTCATCAGCGGTTTTGAGCCAGGCAAGCAACGGCTGGAGCTTCATTTTCATAGCCAGCCCTTCAAGTGAGTGCATAAAAGATAACCCAGAGGTTACCTAGCAGCAACACCCATAGGGAATTTACCCATAGATAACTATTAGGGACAATTGACGAATGGATATCTATGAAATACGCCGCCAGAACCTTAGAGAGCTCGTAACCGAGCGCTTCAACGGCCGCATCGCAGGGTTAGCTGAGGCAATTGAGCGAGCCCCGAGCTACCTCTCCCGCTGCCTGTCTGGAAAACCTGAGCATCGAAAAAGGGTTGGAGAAGCACTGGCCAGAGATATTGAGGACAGGCTTGATCTTCCGCGGTTCTGGCTCGACGTGGCTTGCGTTACCAATGATCACCACCGTCGAGAGGTCGCCCAGGTTGCTGAGCACCCTGAGATGACGGATCTCTCGATATGGGATGACGAATCTCCGATCGAAGATGATGAGGTGGTCGTCCCATATCTACACGAGGTTGAGCTGGCAGCTGGCTCCGGTCGATTCGCAATTGAGCAAACCGAGGGCTCGACCCTGAGATTCGGAAAGCGCAGCCTCCGAAAAAACGGAGTTCAGTTCAATTCCGCCAGGTGCGTCACGGTGCGCGGGAACAGTATGCTTCCGGTGCTAAGAGATGGAGCCACCGTAGGCGTGGACGTAGCAAAAAACTCTTTTGGCGACATAATTGATGGCGACATCTACGCTATCAATCACAATGGCCAGCTTAGGATTAAGCAGGTTTATCGCACCCCAATGGGCATCAGGCTCCGAAGCTTCAACCGTGATGAGTACCCGGACGAGGACTACACGTTCGATGATGTCCAGGCCCAAGCCCTTACCCTAATCGGTCATGTGTTCTGGTGGGGAATGTTCGCCAGGTAACCATGACTGCCTCAAGAAAGCCGCCGTTTGGCGGTTTTTTTTCGCCCGGAGAAAAATTTACCTAAAGGTGTTGACCGAAAAGGTAACCTGTAGGTAACTTTATATGCATCAAGTCATGGGTGGAGCATCAGCGATGACAACGGCAACCTCGATCACCGTAGGCAACTGGCAGGGCCTTCTAGGCCATGGCGCCGCCCCACGAGAGCTGGAGTGCTTGCTGGCAATTGCTGGTGGCGCTTCGGGTAAAGAGGCTGCTCGCGCCCTTGGTATCAGTGAGGACGGCGTGAAGAAGCGCCTGATCGCCCTGGGCACGAAGTGGGGCGTTACTCGCCGAGCTGCGCTGGTCGCAGAGGGATTCAAGCGCGGGATCATCAGCCCGGCGATCATCGCCCTGTGCGCCATCCTTGTAGGCCATTCCATCGCCAGCGCCGACGAGTTCACCCGTGTTCGCCGCTCCGGCGAGCGAAAGATCGCTGAAACCCGCATCTACCGGCGCGCCGAGTGCGCCCTGGCGGTGGCGTAACGCTCCCCGCCTGACCTGATCCATCACAGATTTTGCGAAAGCCAACAATCGCGGCGGGCCCTCGTTCGCCCTGGAGAACTGATGAACCAACAAATTTCAACCTTGAGGCTGCTGCTGGTGCTGACCTACACAGCCATGTACTTCGCTTTCTCGCTGGCGGTTCTGCGCTTTATTGCACCCGCCCTGATCAGCGGCAAATCCGACATTCTGGTGATCATCGGCCTGGCACTGATCGCCATCTGGCTGATCTGGTCGATCACCCTCGCCTATTACCTGCTCACCAAGCGCCGCGCACCTGCGGCAACCACCCAAGAGGAAGACCAATGAAGCGTTTACTCGCTGCTGCATCGCTGTGCCTGCTCGCCGTCCTCAGCGGCTGCTCGAAAGTCCCTGCCGGCAACGTCGGGGTGATCGTCAATCTGTACGGATCGGAAAAGGGCGTCGAGCTCAAGGAGGTCGGTACCGGCAAATACTGGGTTGGCATCAACGAGGAGCTGTATCTGTTCCCGACTTTCACCCAGACCGAGACCTGGACAGGCGACGAGACGATCACCTTCCAGACTGTGGAGGGCATGAAGGTCGGTGGTGACGTGGGCATCACCTACGCCGTTGCTCCAGACAAGGTCACCACCCTGTTCCAGAAGTACCGCGCCGGCATTGACGAGATCACCAACAAGTTCCTGCGGAACATGGTACGCGACGCGTTCAACGACGTGGCATCCACCCTCCCTGTCGAGAGCGTCTACGGCGCAGGCAAGGCCGACCTTCTGATAGCAGTGGAGAAGCGGGTCCGCGCTCAAGTCGAGCCGATCGGCATCAACCTTGAACGGATCTACTACGCATCCGACTTGGCTCTGCCGCCGCAGGTGACCGCCAGCCTGAACGCCAAGATCCAGGCCACCCAGATGGCAGAGCAGCGCCGCAACGAGGTTGCTCAGGCTAAGGCCGAAGCTGACAAGGAGCGCGCCCGCGCCCAAGGCGAGGCCGACGCCAAGCTGCTTATTGCGAAGGCCGACGCCCAGGCGATCGAGGTGCGCGCCCAGGCCCTGCGTGCCAACCCCGACGTGGTGACCCTCAACGCCGTGGAGAAGTGGGACGGAAAGCTGCCCACCTACACCGGCGGCCAGGCCCCGCTGCCCTTCATCGGCATCAAGTAACCAGTAGCGGGGCGACCACCGTCGCCCCGATCAAAGAGGAATTCCCCATGGAACAGCAATCCCCACTGATCGCCATCGGCGCCATCAACTTCAATCTTTCGCTCCCGACGCCTGACCTGGCCCAGGAAACGATCGCTGATTTCGCTGCTGCCTTGGCAGCCCAGCCTGCCGGGACAAAGCTCACCCCGCCAGCCATCGGCGAATACTGGCCCGGCCAGGGCGGCATCTACGGCGGCCTGCGCCTTTACCCCGAGGGCCTGTGCCACCTGATCTTCGCGGCCCAGGACGTAGGCAAGCACGCCTATGGCGAGTACGGCACCGAGGTCGAGGCCGCCAACCAGATCGACGGCCGCGCCAACACCGCCATTCTGGTCAATCGCGACGGCTCGCACCCGGCTGCAGATGCGGCATACACCTTCACCTGCGACGGCCACAACGACTTCTATCTGCCTGCCATTGGCGAGCTGCACCACAGCTATCTGTACCTGCCTGACTCGTTCGAGAAGGCCTGGTACGTGTCGAGTTCGCAGCGCTCCGCCCACAACGCCTACTTCGTGGACTTTGAGGGTGGCTGGCTCTACGACAGCCACAAGAGCAACGAGTTTCTCGTCCGCCCCGTCCGCAGAATTCTTCAGTAATTCAGTTCTTCATTTCTTCCGCTGGGCGCACGCCCGGCGGTCAGGACCAGACAATCTCGAAGGAGACACGCCATGGCTTTTGAATACGACAGCCGTACCGCCGACAAATTTGTGGTTCGCCTCCCCGACGGCATGCGCGACCAGGTGGCAGCGGCAGCCGACGCAGATGATCGCTTGATGAACTCACTCATCGTTACCGCGATCCGCAATGAACTGGATGGCCGCGCCCGTGCCAATGCCCTTCTTGATGCGCTCGCCCAGGCAGCAGAAGCCAAGGGAGTTCCACATGCAAACGCCTGAAAAGATCACCTTGGTGCTGCGCCCAGTAGATGGCGGCTCACTGGCCCCTATCCTGCCCTTCCTGAAGCTTGGCGATGAGTTCCAGGCGGAAGGGTTCACAGCAGTGATCGCCGGTGTCAGCGCGGGCGACATGCTGGCCTACCTTGAGCAGAAAGCATTCGACATGGGCATGGAGCGTGAAGAGCACGGCCACGCCATGGAGTACTGCGAACGCGCCCTGGGCATGCATCCGCTGCTGGTTGCTCACGCCCGGGAGATGTACGACCTGCTGCGCCTGATCAACGTCAAGGTCGGCGGCTTGCGCGCGGTCTGCGATCACGGCGGCGACCCAAGCGAAGAAATGTGGGAGCAGTTCGATGAGGCTCTGGATGCCATATGGCCGCTGATGGAGGCGCTGGCGCCAGCGGTGGCAGTACGGGAACAGCCTGTCGCGATGTTCAACATCGACGAGCACGTTCAGATGGCTGCCGATGCACGCCGGTACCGCTATCTGCGAGACCGCGAGCGTCTCAACGATCCTGACCACGACCTGCTGGTGGTGCGCGGAAACAAATGGTTCTGTGATGAAGAGCTGGACCGCGAGGTCGACACGGCCCTGCGTCTGGAGGCGCTGGAGCAGCAGGTGGTACAGGAGCAGCAGCCATGACACAGGCCGGCCTGCTCTTGCTGCTGTGGGATGCCCTGCAGCATCGTGAAACCACCTTTGGCCAGGTGCTCGACCTGTCTTCCGCTTGCGGCCTGGACGGGCGCCGGGTGCTGGCCGACCACTTTCGGGGGCTGCCATGAAGCCTGGACATGAACGGCCAGTAAATCGCTTGGCGGCTCGCGTGGTCGGGGCTGCTGACAGCTACGAGTTCAAGATGAGTGACGGAGCCGTCAACTCGTTCCTGCCTTTGCCAACTAGGCCGGTTTCTAAATCGGAGGCCTGCCAGCCCTGTTTCACGGACCTGACAGGCACGAAGCTCGGCAGGCTCACTGTTGTCGGGATATCCGCTGAAGTGCTCGCTCGATGGGTGGTGCGGTGCACATGCGGCACCTACGGCCTCAGAACGGCCAAGGCGATCAAGGCAGCAGCACCGGACGCCTGTTGCCACCAGTGCCATCTGCTCGCCCTAGCCAAGTGCAAGGACATCAATCGTCGAACCGGAAAGTTCGTACCAGTCGAGGACATTCTGAGATGAAGCGCCGAGCAATCAACCCGGTCGCCCTCCCCGCCATCGGACAGCCCTTGAGCGGCGGCTTCTTCGCTGGCCGGATCTTCTTCGACGGTGCCGAGCACGCCATCATCGACTCCGGTCGTGAGTTCGAAGTCCTGGCTCAGTGGTGGGAGCAACCCGGCCCGCGCGTGAACGTCCGCGACGCCCTGTCCTTCCATGACGGCATGGCAAACACCCGCGCCATGGCCGAAGCCGGCAGTGCTATTGCACGCAAGGTGCTGGCGATGACCATCCGTGGCCAGCGCGGATGGCACCTGCCGAGCATCGAGCAGCTGCAGGTCATGCGGGCGAACCTGCTCCAACTGCCTGACTGGGGCCGCTACTACAGTGCACTTCGTGCTGGCGGGCCAGCCCAGGCCTTCACGCACATGGAGTACTGGTCCAGCACGCAGAACGCCGCCGGCAGTTCCTGGTGCCTGCACATGTTGCCCTGGTGCACACCGACTACCAACTGGGCCAGCAAGACCAAGGGTATTCGCCCGGTGCGCACCCTGCTGATCAGCCAAGAGGCTTTCGTGCATGAGCCATCGACCGACACGGCCATACCCGCCGCCGATTTGCGCGGCCTGGCCAATCAGCAGGCGGTGGCCACTGTGCTCGAACGGTTCGTGAACGAAGACGCGGGCAAGTTCTATGGGCGTGCAGATGCCTTGGTGGCTGAGCTAGCAGCGCTGGCCGTTGCTGACGTGACAGATCAGCGCGACAACCAAAACCTGACACGTCAGGAGGAATAGAGATGGCAGCAGCAGAGAATCTGCCCGAAGACCATGTGCACGACAAGGTCACCGAGAAGCGCATGGCTGAGTTGGTGGGGTGTACAGCGAAGGCGCTTCAACGCAAGCGCGAGAAAGGCATCATCCCCAACTGGGTGTGGATGAAGATCAACGGCAGGATCATGTACAGCAAAAGGAGATATGACGAATGGATCGAAAGCCTGTGGACCTGCCGGCCGGAGTCGAGCTTGTCGGGCGCTCAATCCGAATTCGCTTCACCTGGAACAAGAAGCGGTGCTGCGAGACGCTCCCCCTCCCTCAGACCGCGAAAGGGATCGCAGCAGCAGCGAGTCTACGTGCTCAAGTAAAAGGCCTGGATAAGCTCGGCGCCCTGACAGCAGAGAAGTACGCCGAGCTGTTCCCCAACACCCGCAGCGTGGCGGTGCAGGACAAGGTCGCTCCGATCTTCTTCGACTACGCCCAGGACTGGCTAAACAGCTTGCAGATCGTTGACGGCACTCGCCGGAACTACAGATCGGCCCTGCAGGTGTACTGGATTCCGTACCTGGCGGAGACGCCAATCGACGCCATCACGTCGGTCAGGCTGCGCAAAATCATGAACGAAATCGAGTGGACCTCAGCCATCCGACGCAAGGGTGTGGTGAGGCTGCTGGTGTCGATTCTGCAGCAGGCCGTGGCCGACGAGCTGATCACCCGCAACCCTGCCCTGTCCATCCCCGGCGCGAAGGTGCCCAAGCGCGAGGTCGATCCTTTCCTCAAGGAGGAAGCGGACCTGATCATTGACCAGCTATACAAGACGACCAGCGGCCTGACCACGATCTATGCCGCCTATTTCGAGTTCTGCTTCTACACCGGAATGCGACCCGGAGAGGTGATGGCTCTGCGCTGGAGCGAGATCGACAAGCGCGGGAAAACCGCCAACGTGTGCAGGATTCAGATCCGCGGATTGATCCAGGACCGAACCAAGACCAAGCGCACCCGGAAAGTTTTATTGAACGATCGCGCACTCCATGCACTCGAAAAAGCCAGGCCACTCACCGAGGCGCGATCCGATTATGTGTTCGCACCGAGTGGTACAGGCGAAAGATCGGAGATGTTCATTCGCTCCGAGACGAGCCAGAAACGCTACTGGGAGGCTGCGTTGCGGAAGCTTGGGATCAGGCGCCGCAGGATGTACGACACGCGCCACACGTACGCAACCATGTGCTTGATGGCCGGCATGAACCCGGCATTCATTGCCGCGCAACTTGGGCACAGCGTGCAAGTGCTGCTTTCCACATACGCCAAGTGGATCAACTCGCCGAACGATTGGGCCGAGCTTGATAAGCTGAAAGCGCTGGAGAGTGGTACGAAAGTGGTACGAGCTGATAGCCAGTAACGCCAAGAGTGCCGAAACCCAAAAGGTTTACGTTAC